TCAAAGGACATCGTAACCATGAAGGATCGACGCCCCAAGCTCTATGCCCGGCTGTTGGAGATCATGACCGTCAACAACCACACTTTGCCCTAAAGCTTCATCCAATCGTTCGGCGTCACGCGGCCGCTCGTCAGCTTGAAAATCTCAATCTGAAATTTCGATGTCGGGACCCGCTCTCCGCGCTCCCACCGGCTTACCGTAACCACGATCACACCCAGCGCCTTCGCAACGTCGGCTTGGGTCTTGTTTTTAATCCGTCGCCAATCAACTAATTGCATCTCGGGCACTCCTGGGTTATCTTTGTCGGATTATATCCAACTCGGCCAAGTTGCACAATCGTATGGCTTTGTTGTCAACTAAGGTTGACATGGTGTAATGTTGTAGCATCACTGAACAAGCAATTAGGTAGCAATGGCTGGCAAAGGATCGCCTCCTGGCGTGCGTCAAGGCGGAAGGCAGAAGGGAACGCCTAACAAGGCATCCGCTGCCAAAGCCGCTGCTATAGCGGCGTCCGGGCTAACTCCAATGGAGTTCATGCTTAAGGTCATGCGCGACGAGGGCGAAGACCTAGACAAGCGGCTCGATGCTGCGAAGTCGGTTGCGCCATATGTACATCCCAAACTGGCCCCGGTTGATTCATCCGATGGCGGATCGCAGAAATACCGGCTGGAAGTGGTGACGAATGTCCCTCGTGCAGCGGATTGAACTTCCATACACGGCTCGAGCTCCGTTCGCCGAATTCCACCAGCGTAGCCAGCGTTGGGCGGCTCTGGTCTGTCACCGCCGCGCTGGGAAGACCGTGGCGTGCATCATGGACTTGGTAGATCACGCTCTTCGGTCAACCAATCAGGACCCGCGCTTTGCATATGCCGCGCCGTTTTATGCCCAGGCGAAAGATGTCGCGTGGTCATACGTCAAGAGGTTTTGCGCTCCAATCCCCGGCGTCACCATAAACGAATCAGAACTTCGGGTTGACTTTGCCCACAATGGCGCACGAATCCGCCTCTATGGCCTCGACAACTACGATCGCATGCGCGGCACCTACCTTGACGGCATCATCCTAGACGAATACGGTGATGCGGATCCCCGCGCTTGGACAGAGGTCATTCGCCCATCTCTTGCAGATCGGCAGGGCTGGGCTGTGTTCATCGGCACTCCCAAAGGGTCTAACCACTTCTATGACAAGTGGAAAGACGCTCAGAATGATCCTGAGTGGTTCTCGCTTATGCTCAAGGCCAGCGAAAGCGGACTGATCCTGCCGGCAGAGCTTGCCGACGCTGCGAAGGGGATGACCGATGACGCCTACGCTCAAGAGTTTGAGTGTTCGTTCCAGGCTGCCGTGGTTGGCGCCTACTATGGCCGCGAGATGCAAGGCGCGCTTGATGGTGGGCGGATAGGCAAGGTCGATTGGGAGCCGTCAATAGCGGTTGACACTGCCTGGGACCTTGGCATGTCTGATAGCACGGCAATTATCTGTGCCCAGCGCGTCGGAAACGAAATCAGAATCATCGACTACATCGAGAACAGCGGGGTTGGCCTCGACTGGTATGTGAACGAGCTACGGAAACGTCCGTACACCTGGGGTGAGCATATCCTGCCGCATGATGCCCAGGTGAAGGAACTCGGGACCGGGCGGAGCCGTATCGAGACGCTGCACAGCCTAGGGCTTGGAAGCGCGCGCGTCATCCCTGCGCAGTCGGTTGCAGATGGCATCAACGCGGTTCGCATGATCCTGCCGCGCTGCTGGTTCGATTCCACTAAGTCAGATCGGCTGATAGAAGCACTGCGGAACTACCGGCGTGAATATGACGAAAAGCGCAAGGTGTTCCATGACAGGCCGCTTCACGATTGGTGCAGCCATGCAGCAGATGCCGTGAGATACCTCGCGCTTGGCCTTCCGAGCGGTGGTCAAAACGGCTGGGGGAAGGCGATCCAATACAACTCCAAGTGGGTGGTGTAATGAAAATTGCCGTCCTGATCGCATCTCGCGGGCGTCCATTTCGGTTGCATGTCGCGTTGCAGCGCCTATTTGACACGGCTGACAGCCCGGAAGATATCGCCGCCGCCGTCTGGCTTGACGATGACGACATGACGCCGAGCCTTGATGTCGTGAGGGGATTTATGGGCGGCAGAGTGGTGGCGAATGTCGGCCAGCGCCCCGATGCCCTAGGTGATGCCCACAATGCTCTGTCAGCTATGGTTGACGCAGACATGTATTGCGTCTTGGCCGATGACGTTTACCCGGAACTCAGGGGATGGGATAGCCTGCTTAAGTCGGCTCATGCCGTCCACAATCAGCCGGTCTATTGCTGGACGCATCGCAGCGAAGACCCGGCTTATCCTATCCTCACGCGGGAATGGGTGGAAGCGGCTGGCGGGGTGTTTACGGCCGGGCGGTTCCCATTTTGGTTTGATGACTTCTGGCTTGCCGAGGTAGTAGAGATCGCCACCGGACACCCCATCGCCTGCTTGACCGGGCTAAAGCTAACCGGAGACAAAGGGACCGGGACGCCAAGAATGCGCGAGCTGCGGCATTGGTATTCCGTCTTCCACAAGACGAGGTGCCTGCGGGTCGAAGAGGCTCGTAGAATTCATGAGCATCTATATGGGAGAGAAATGCCTGATCGGTCAGGCATCATCGCAGGAATGTCGGAAAAGGACGAATGGCGCGAAAGCATGGCCGATCACTGGCAGGAAATATACAGCACTGCGGTCGGCGATCCTGATGCCGCATACCTGACGGCAAGAAAAAAATCTACGGATGTGGTTAAAAGCATTGTGTGCTAAATTCACTTGCTTACCGAATGAGGCCGCAGGCGATGAAACTGTCCGACAATGAATTGAAGTCTATCGTCCAGCATGAGGTTGCTCAGGCAGTAGCGTATTGCGATGAATGGCAGTCTCAGGACCGCGAAGAGGCCCTGCGGTATTATATGGGCGAGCCCTACGGCGATGAGATCGAGGGGCGGTCCCAGGTCGTTAGCCGAGACGTATCTGATACCATTGAATGGATTTTGCCCGCGCTTATGCGCATCTTCGCGTCTGGCGATAAGGTGGTTGAGTTCCTTCCTACCGGCCCTGAAGACGAGAAGGTTGCTGAGCAGGCTACCGATTACGCCAACTACATCATTGAGAAGAACAACTCGTTCTTGCTGCAATATAACTGGCAGAAAGATGCGCTTTTGCAGCGTGTTGGCGTTATCAAGGTGTGGTGGGAGAAAGAAACAAAAGTCGAGGTTGACGAGCGTTCCGGCTTAACTGACGATGAATTTGCGCTCTATATTTCCAGCCTGCCGGAAGACGCCAAGATCATCGGCCATTCTGTCGAAAAGATGGAACTGCCGGACGGCACTAGCATTCCGCTGCACTCGATCAAGGCCAAATGGGAAGAGACTGAAGGCGAGGTTTGCATCCAAGGCGTTCCGCCGGAAGAGTTCATCTTGTCGGCCCGCGCCAAGTCTCTGGATGACGCTACGTTCGTCGGCCATCGCAAGATTGTTACCCGCAATGAACTGATTGAGCAGGGATATGACGAGGATATCGTCTATAGCCTGCCGACCTACAGCGCGAATGACTATAGCGGCGAGAAGCTGGCGCGGTTCCAGGGCGATGCATCGACCAATGACAGCCTTGACCCGATCATGCAACAGGTGTCCGTCTGCGAATGCTATCTCAAGGTCGATTATGATGGCGACGGCGTGGCCGAATGGCGCAAGGTCCTGAGTGGCGGAGACGATGCTTCAGGCGAGATCCTGGACAATGAGGAATGGCCGCTTGATTGTGTTCCGTTTGCCTCGTTATCGCCCATCCTCATGCCGCATACCTTCTGGGGCCGCTCCGTCGCTGATCTAGTGATGGACATTCAGCGCATTAAGTCAGTGATCCTGCGTCAGATGCTCGACGGGCTGTATCTGTCGAACAATCCGCGCACCGAGATTGTCGACGGCCAAGTGAACCTCGATGACCTGCTGACCCATCGCCCCGGCGGCGTTGTCAGAGTCAAAGGGCCGGGCATGATGCGCGAGATTCAAACGCCGTGGGTCGGTGCCCAAGCATTCCCCATGATCCAGTATATCGACGCGGTGCGGCAAGAGCGGTCTGGGGCGTCTCCGCAGGGGATGGGGCCAGACGCCAACGCCTTGCAGAACGTATCAGCCACCGCTTTTGCCGGTCATACGGACATGGCGAAGCAGCGAGTTGAACTCATTGCCCGCATCTTTGCCGAGGTCGGATACAAGCGCCTGTTCCGCCTAATCTTGAAGCTGATCACCAAGTATCAGGACAAAGAAAAGGTCATCAAGCTGCGCAATGAGTGGGTGCCGATTGACCCGCGCGGCTGGTCGTCTGATATGGACGTGAAGATCAATGTCGGGCTCGGGACCGGAAACAAGGATTCGATGCTCGGTCATCTGATGGCGGTTGCTCAAAAGCAAGAAGCCATTTTGCAGCTTGCCGGCCCTGACAACCCGCTTGTCGGACTTGGTGAATACCACAACACGCTCAAGGCCATGATTACGAACGCCGGTCTTGGCGACCCGTCGATGTTCTTCAAGGACCCTGGCGCTATGCAGCAGCAGGGGCCGCAGCAGCAGAAGCCGCCTCAGCCTGACCCGTTGATGGCTGATGTTCAGCGCAAGGCGGCGGCTGACCAAGCGAAAATTCAGCTTGATGCCCAGATTGCCAAGGCGAAGCTTGAATCTGAAATCGTCCTAAAGCGTGCAGAGCTTGAAGCGGACATGCAAATCTCCCGCGAGAAGATGTTGGCCGAAGTGGCGATCAAGCGGGAGCAAATGATGCTTGAAGCGCAGACAGGCGTTAATGTCGCCTCGCCTGTGCAGATGGGTGGGGGGATCGGGTGATGGTCGATACTGATGCCGCTGGCCGTGGATGCTTTAACGCTATTTTTGGGGACCGCGTTTCCGCCAGGCGCACGTCTGATGTCAGCGTTGCTATTCGTTGGCGGGAGTTGTTCTGATGGACGAGCGTGACGAGATCAACCGAGGCAGCAACGCGGGCCGTCTCTTAGGCGATCCATTGATTGCCGAGGCGTTCGATTCCATCCGTGCTGAATATCTTGCCGCGTGGGAAGCATCACCGGCACGGGACACCGAAGGGCGCGAGAGGATTTGGGCGCATTTGCAGGCGCTTACCAAGGTTAAGGGGCATCTTGAGGCGGTAGTTATGACTGGAAAAATGGCTGAAAAGCAGATGTCGGAATTGCGCGGAAAGAAGCGGTTTTTCTGATGCCTTGCAACTACGGTGGTAGTTATAGTAATGTTTGTATGCAGCTTATATAGAGGAGGCTTTGCTTATGTCTGATGTCAGCACGCCGA